GCAAAACAGGGGAATCTATGGGCCTACATGACCGTGACTGGTATCAGAAGGAAATCGAAAAAAAAGGCGGTCGGCCTATGACATTCGATCAAAAAGCTGCTGCATCAATAGCCAAGAAAACGGCAAAACCGACAACGGTTTACACCCTGCATCCAAGTAACCGACTCAAGCATCAACCAAAAAAACAATGGTCACCTGTCATCCTCGCAATAGTGACAATCATCGTCCTCGCGCTCTTGACAATCAGCCTCGTTTCCCTTCTTGGAAAACATTGACTTCATGAAGTCCGGGTAGCGAATAGCGTCAACCCGGGCTGAAGATTGGCGGGTATGGGGCGCGCCCCATGTCAACCCGTGATGCACCACGTACCAGACTAAAATCAGGCGTGTGGACTCGTCCGGTACTTAACCAATCTAAATTGGTTTGTTTGTCATAGATCAACCTTTTTATGCTCTCTGATAGGGTACATTTCATTTGTTCTCATTTCGGGAACATCCAACTTAAAGGACACCGCTATGTCACTTCCTCAAATTCTCACCGTTTATCAACGTCCGCACAACCCGGCTAGCTTCCTAGCGGTGGGCCTTCCGGGGGACGTTGATTCTCTCTTGCAAGCCGACATCAATCGGTTCCTCAAAAAGACCTCCGCGTTGTCGGCTTCCCTTCTGGCCGCTTTCGACCCTGCGGTTCTGGACAACTTCCTCGAAGCCTCCGAAATCCTGCATTTCCTCTTGGGCCTTCAGCGGTCACAAATCCTCGAATCTGTTGAGGGCTGCGATTGCCCTGGCCCAACGTGCCAAACGGCTTGTACTGCCGAATTTTGAATGTTGGCCACATAAAAAAACCCTGTCTTCAAAACCATTTCCTCCACCTCGCCTGACGGCAAAAACCACAAAGTAAACATCATGATCAGAATCGTTATCACCTCGCCAGAAGTTCGCAACATGAAGGGCATCGGCAAAACGTCCGGTAAACCCTATGACCTCAATTTCCAAACTGCTCACGCTTTCACGGTTGACAAGGATGGTGTTGTCGGCGAATTCCCTGATAAGTTTGAAATCATGCTGGACTCCGGTCAGGTCGGCTACCCAAGGGGCAATTACACCCTGAGTCCCTCGTCATTGATGGTGTCGCGTGATGGAAATCTTGACGTGCGCCCTCGCCTCGTGTCGGTGGCTGCTCCCTCCAAATAAGGGGTCGCCATGTTGAACGATGTCCAGATTGATCAGGTTCGGCGCGTTGTCCGGCTTGAGCTTTTACGTTCCTCCATTTTTTCCCTCGCCACGGAATCCCTTGATGCGCAAGCGCCGCGGCTCGTGGTCGATGTTGCTATCGTCGATGATCAGTTCGAAGCCTCGATTAGCTACCTCGATTCGACGGGTGCCGCAGTCTCGGGCGGGTCGCTATGAAAACGCCTCCGGTTTACCGTTTCCTGATGGTGTGCCGGGCGGGGCCGGTGCTCCGTACCTTCAGCAGCCCTTCGGCCTTTGATGGCTACGTTAAGGGGTTCCGTTCTGCGTGCGGCTTTTCGTCGGTGGCGTTTCAGTCTCCAGTGTTGGCCGTTGGGGTCGTTGCGTGACTCGAATCCTTCCTCCAGCGTTGTCGCGGGAAACCCTGCGGATTCTTCATGCCGCTGATTACCTGCGTGATGGTGCATCGTTGTTGCGTGCTCAGGAGGCGACGGATGCGGCTGGCAGGATTGGCGGCGCAGCCGACAAACTGCCTGCCGACTCCGGCGCGGGGCTTGTCCCATATAAAACAAGTCTTAAACGTTTGAATTTAAAGATCGGCGAAGCCTTTCAAGTTGATTTTTCGCCTTCCATCGTGGCTGAACGGCGTGTGAATCGTCTCAAGCGCAGCGTATGGGCATCAGGGCATCTTCACGGTATCTCTGAAGATGGATTCCGGCCTTCTAAGCCATGGTTCGTGACCCTCACGTATGCCGATGTCAACGGGTGGTCAGCCAAGCACATTGCAAAAGCGGTGCAGTGCTTCCGTAACTGGTGCATTGGCAAAGGGGTGCCGTGTCGGTATACGTGGGTTGCTGAAATTCAACCTAAACGGCTTGAAACCACGGGGCATGCGGTGGTTCATTACCACATGCTCGCATGGCTGCCTATCGGTGTCAGCATGCCATTTTGGGACAAGCCGACAAAAACGGCTACTGGCCGCCTCCGCGGTGAGTTCTGGCCTCATGGCATGAGTAACACCGAAATCGCAAAAAGCGGGGTCGGCTACCTCATGAAGTACCTGTCCAAGCTCGGCGAATTGACGCGCTTTCCAAAAGGCTTACGCCTCTATGGCATCGGGGGATTGAATCATGCAGGCAAGGCCGTTAGACGTTGGTTCAACCTGCCAGGATGGGTTAAGGGGCTTTACGGGGTGGGTGAAATCACCCGTAAGGGGTCGGGTTTTGTGGTGCTCGAAACCGGTGAATGTCTCGAACCAGCCTACTCCGTGCGCCATGTGTGCGGCGGCATTGTCGTGCGTGCCATACGGGAGGTTCAAAAACGATTTCCCTCTGATATAGGTCACATCGGCGCGTTTTCGTCGGTGTCGTTTTCATGAAGGGTCAGCCTCAAGCATTACCGGGTAATGTTTCGGGCCGCATCTTCGCGGTGTTTTCTTGGAGTTCTGAAATGAACAAATCCCTCGCCTTGCGTTTGTCCGGCATCTCTGCCGTTCTTTTGGCTACCGCGGCTCCGGCCTTTGCCGTGGTGGACATCACTGCTGCCACCGACGGCATTGCAGCTGCTCAAGTGGCTGTTCTCGCTGTCCTGGCCGTCATGATCACCATGGCCGCTGCCGTCTACGGCGTGCGCAAGGTGCTTCGTCTGATCAAGTAAACCGCCTGGTGCTTGCTGATGTCTCACGCGTGGGGCATTGGCAAACAAAGGGTTTTAATCATGCTTTGCGTCGTTCCTCTCCTAACCTACACCTGCGCGGATTCAGCGGGGACAGCGTGCGCGAAGGTGTCCGTCACTCTGCCGGTCATCACTGCCAGCACAACATGTGCGTCAAATGAGGGTGTGCTACTCGGTCAGTCGGAGTATGCCGCGCTCGTGTCGTCGGTGGCCGGTGCTGTCACCACGTCTAATGCGGCTTCTTCGGTCGTGGCCGCTGGCCTGACGGTCGTCACAACACCGTATGAGGCGCAACCTGACGACTACGCCGCGATGACTGCAATTTTTGCGGTCGTGCTCACTGCTGCCGCGATTATTTGGGGCGTGAAGCGCATTTTGGCCCTTTTCCGTATGCGCCCTGAAAGTTGATCATGTGGGACCCAAAACTAATGATGTTTGGCTTCGGCCTTTGCTTCGTTCTATGGCTGGCCTTCCGATGATTCGCTATCTTCTCGTCATTTTGGTCCTGGGGTCGTCCAGTGCCTGGGCGCAATATGCACTTGTGCCGGTGGCCGCGTCGGGCGGTGGTGCGGTCGCGGTTCCTTCGGGTGTTGCCATTGCCTCGAAAGCGGCTCCCTTCCGCCTGCTGGTGGATGCTCCCAACGTTGCTAAATTCATTCTTGGTGTCGATGTGTCGGGGGATGTTATCGCTACTGCCGGGGGGACGATCAGCCTTAAGGATGGACTCAAGCCGGTGACTGTCGTCGGCAATATGCCTAAGGCATCAGTCGCGGCCGCTTTGGGTCGGTTTTCGGCGCGTGCTCTGCCCTTCGTTTCTACTGCTGCGGCTATTGCCGGGCTTGCTTCCGAGTTGAATGTTATTCTTCGTGAAAAACCGGGCGGTGGGACAATCATGGAAGAACCCAGTCAGCAAATCATGTTTAGCCGCCTGAGTAATTGGATCGGGTGCACGACGGGGTCGACGGTTCCGGCTGCTTCAGGGACAGATATTGCGGCGTTGGCTGGCCCTATCGTCTCTGCGGCTAGTGCCGGTGGGTGCTTTGCTCAGGGTGTCGCTAATCAGTATGCTTACGGAGGGGCGGTTCAAAGTCCACAAAATCCCTCGATTTGGGTCGTTACCTTCGTTTGCACCAACCGGGCGAATTCCAATTTCACGCTAAATTTCACGTCTGAGACTGTTGGCGGTGGCCCTAATCGTGAGATCAATTCGCAAGAGTTTGCCGACAAAATCGCCAATAAGTCGGGCTGGCCTAGTACCTCGAATTTGGCTAAGGCAACCGCGGCGGCTATTGCTGCCGGTGAGGTCGTCGACGTTGTGCCTCGGTCGATAACGGGGCCGGCCGATTCGCCTCAAACCACCGATTCAACGTCAACGACCGGCGACATAACGACCACGGTTAAATCAAAGGATTCGTACACCTATAAACCCTCGGGGGTTCCGTATTCCCCAACGACCGGCACGCCTTCGGTTGATCCTGGACCAGCGTACCGCCCAACGAGTTGGAGCGATCCTGGCCCAAGCGTGACGACTGCCGCGCCTCCTTCGGTTGTGACGACGACGACGGTTACGACATCGGTTACCAACACAACGACCAATATTACGGACACAACGATCAAGGTCAATACGCCTCCGACTTTGCTGCCTTCGTCTACTCCACCGATTGAAACGGTTGACCCTTGCATCGCAAATCCTGAGCGCCTCGGGTGCATGGTCGCCGGGGACGTGCCGCCTCCGGATTCACTGAAACAACCTGATGTTCCGGTGGTGGTGACTCCGGTGCCGTTCGCATCCTCGGCCAGTTGTCCCGCTGCGTTGTCGTTTACCGTTTTCGGTGCTACTCATGAAATCAGTTATCAACCGATGTGCGATCAAATGTCGATCTTGCGGGCCTTAATGCTTTGCTTGGCGGGCGTGCTCGCGGCGTACATCCTTGCGGATTCGTTCCGCATTTCGTAACAGTAACTAAAGTCCTCCCATGGGTTTGATTCCTCTCTTGATGGCGGCAATTGGGCCCTTGGTCATAAAGGCGCTGATCGCTATCGGCATAGGCACTGTCACGTTTACCGGCGTTACCGTGGCCCTTGACAGCTTGATCAACATGGCCGTCACGAATTGGGCGGGGGTCATGGCTGCGGTGGTGCAGCTGGCCAGCTTGGCCGGTGTTCCTGAGTGCATGGGGATCATTTGCGGGGCGATGTCTGCAAGGGTCGCCATATGGGTCGCGGCTTCCGCTACAAAGTTCGTCTTAAAGGCGTGATCAGAGGCTATCTGTCGCTAACTGGTCGTTATCTGCTCCCAATGTCTTAGCCACAAAAAAAGCTTTGAGCTTTTTTCCTCCGGGGCTGGAAGCCTGTAAATCTGGTACTCCAGATTGGAAGGGTTCTAGTCCATATGTTCAAGGTGAAAATCAATGATCTATCTCATTACCGGGGTTCCGGGTTCGGGGAAAACCCTGTACGCTGTTTCGACGCTCGTTCAAAAGCTCGCGGGCGAAAAGCTCACGGACAAAGCGGGTCAGGACATCAAGCGGCGGGTCTGCGTCGATGGCATCCCTAATCTGGTGATGCCTCACGAGTTGATGGCGACTCGGGATAACGATTTCGTAACAGTGACTAAAAAGGACGATACGCCTCCTGTCGGTAATGGTTTGTGGAATTGGTGGGAGTGGTGCAAACCCGGCGATGTCATCGTCATTGACGAAATTCAAAGGTATTGGAGACCTCGCGGCATGGGGACGAAACCACCTCAAGAGATTCAAATGCTGGAAACTCACCGGCACTACGGGGTTGACTTCGTGATCATCACCCAAAATCCCATGTTGATAGATCAGAACGTGCGCCGGCTGGTGGGGCGACATCAGCACATCCGGCGCATGTTCGGCATGGCTCGGGCCGTAATCTACGATTGGGATGGTTGTAGCGTCGATGTTCATCGCACTGCATCGGCCACTATTACACATTGGGGCTATCCAAAGGATGCATACAAACTTTACAAGTCCAGCGAGCTTCACACGAAACAGTCTCAGAAAATTCCACCCTGGGTGATCGTGCCTATCTTGGCGGTGGTCGGTGGGCTGCTCGTCGGGCCAAAGGCGTATGCGGTGCTGTCGGGTGCCGTGACGGGTAAGGGTATTAGTCAACCGGCGCTAAGTGCTGCTCCGCCTGCCAGTGCCCCGGCTTCCGTCCTGGCGGTGGCTCCGGTCATCACTGCATCGTCTCCCGGTCAATTCGGCGTGCCGTTGCCAACGGTCGTCAATGCCTCCGAACCTGCGGCTATCGGTGGCCTACTGTCTCCAACTGCTGCCAGTGGTCAACCAGGGGCAGTGGTTGCGGGCTGCATTGTTGTCCGTGACAAATGCGGGTGTTTCGGTTCTGATGGCAGCAAGATGGCGCCTGATGTCGACATTTGCCGACCGTTGCTCAATTCAAGGGAACCTCCCGCAAGCCTGCAAGCCGTTCGCGACCTCGCGCCATTGCCATTGCCTGACGATAGCGAGCGGGCTGCACTTCAGGCGGCATTCTCCCCAACTAAACCGTTCGTCGTTCCCGTTGAACCTATCATCTTTCGCTAGAATCCCAGCAAAACAGGGGAATCTATGGGACTTCATGACCGCGAGTGGTATCAAAAGGAAATCGAAAAAAAAGGCGGTCGGCCTATGACATTCGATCAAAAAGCTGCTGCATCAATAGCCAAGAAAACGGCAAAACCGACAACGGTTTACACCCTGCATCCAAGTAACCGACTCAAGCATC